TCACCCCGCTCCTCTTGTGTACCGTTCCAGCAGGTCGGCAGTCTCGCCGTCCGGCAGGATGTCCTCCAGCTTACACTCCAGCGCAAGGCTGAGTTTCAGCAGTGTGGCCAGTTTGGCGGCAGTCAAGTCTTTGACGCCCTGCTCGTAATATTGGAGCATACGGGGGTTGATACCGGCGGCGGCGGCGAGCTGGGACTGGGATAGATTGCGAGCCAGGCGCGTGTTCTGCAATTTGCTGATCTGGGCCATGTGTGCTCCCTCCTTGTCGATTTGTGTCGATTATACACCCACGGGTGTATAATGTCAAGCAAAAAAATGCGTGGCACCAAAAATTTTCAGCGCCACGCTTTAGTATCTCAAGTCTTATTAAGAAACAAGTAAAGTCTGGTTTAATAACTCAAGAGGTCTTGTGAAGTAATTAAACTCCAACTTAATTGCTGCGGTTTCTCAAGCAGTCCGCCATTTCAGTCAATAGGGCAACCTCCTTGTCGCCCAGGCCTGTGACATCCACAGTGCGCAGAGGCTCCAGTCCCAGCAGATAGTCGGTGGACACAGAGAATGTTTTGGCCAACTCCACCAAGCACGCTGTCGATGGTATAGAAAGCCCTTGCTCCCAAGAGTTTACGCCGTTCCTGGTAACGCCCAGTCGCCGGGCAAGCTCCGCCTGTGTCCACGTTCTGGCTTCACGCAACTTTTTAATCTTCTCAGCCGTCATTCATAATGCCCCCTTTTTGTTAATTATATTGTGCAAAAATGATATGTCATTGTCATTTTAGACTTTTGAACTTGACAACAAAAAAGCCGGAGAGGTTTTTACCCTCTCCGGCTTTTGTACATTATTCGTCTTTGGGAGCGGGGTCATCGGTGCACACATTCTCGATGATAGACCGCCAGAAGTAGTCCAGCGCAGATTTGATCATCGTGGCTGCCTCCTCGCGGGTGGCGAAACTCTGGGGGCGGGTGCCGTCGGTGATACCTACCTGGGCGGCCCACGACATCTTGCTCCAGGAGCTCGCGTTCTTGGCCGCCTGTCTGGCCAGCCACCCCTCCATCAGCGCATCAAACTCTCCCGGCGTGATGCCGCTTGGCAAGAGCAGACTGTCTGTTGCCCGTTCAATGTTGAAAGTCTCGACCAGGGCAACGACGATACCGTCCGCCAGATGGTCGGCATAGTCCTCAGTGAGGATGATGGGGGTGTCTGTGGTGCTGTCCATAAAACCAAACTCACCCAGCACAGCGGGCATTTTGGTGTTGCGCAGGACGAATAGGTTGCTCTCTGCCGTCGGGTTGGCCCGGTTACCCCGGAGCCCGGTGGCGGCCACCGCGTGCTCGTAGAGGGCCTCCTGGAGCGCTCTGGACCGTTCCGACGCACCGGGAGCCGCATAGATGACGATGCCGCCGCCAGAGCCGCCGTTAATGCCCGCATTGTGGTGGATAGACAGGTACACGTCAGCGCCAGCCTCGTTGGCCAGCTTCACCCGCTTGGCCAGCGCGACATCCTCCTGCCCGGTGGTGTCGTCCACTCGCATAATCGAGCAGTTATAGGCCGCAAGGCGTACCTGCACCTTGTCCGCAATGCGGCTGTTGAGCAACCATTCGCGGGTCTCGTTGGGGTCGATAGATTTGAGGCATCGCTTGCCGGAGGTGTTGCGCCCGTGGCCAGCGTCAATGCAGATCAGCATGCCACGTCACCACCAGTCACAAAGGCGTGGATATCCTTATTTTCGGCCAGCAGTGTTTCCATCTCGCTCAGCGCGTCGTCCACCATATCGGCAAAGCACTCAAAAGAAATCAGTTTTGCCAGCCAGGGGAAACGCGCCACAAACAAATCATACACACTCCGCAACTTGAGCTCGCCTGTGCCGCCGCCAAGCTCTCGCTCGGCACTGACCACGGCCCAGAGGAGCCACTGCTGCACCTTGTCAAGCTGCTGTTCGGGGGGCAGCTTGACAAAGCGGTATGCGTAAATCACGCCCAGAACGATAGCAATCACAGCCACCGCAAGAATAGCCCAGTTTTCGGCCAGATAGGTGATAGCGTCCATGTTTATTCCTCCTATTCTTTGTAGACATTAAAGTCGTGTTTGCGCAGTCTGTCGTCATATACACGCCCAATGTTGGCAATGGCGTGGACTGCGCGGCTGTTGGGGTAGTCCGGGTGCTCCCGGCAATAATCCTCGTACTTGTCGATGTAGCCCAGAGCCTCGATGAAACCCTCCTCGGAGTGCCGGAGCCCCTGCAAAAGCTCGTCATTAAACCGCAGGATGTATGCCCGCCACTCGTCGGCCTTGCTTTCATCGTCAGTCTTGATGTGTTGGTCAAGCGCCTTGCGGGTCTCAGACTGCTCTTTTTGGAGCTCATCCAGCCGGGCCAGCACATCTCCGTTGATGGCCCGACCAAAGGCACGAGCCATTTTTTGAAGCAGCCCTTTTAGAGCTGTCCAAGGGTTAATTTTGATGGGGGATATTTCTATCAGCGCCAGCAGGACGACCACAAGCCCGCCCCCACCCAGAATGTCATTGATACTCAAACTCACTCAGCCCTCCCGGCGTTCAGTAGTAAAGCAGAGGGCGCACAGCACTAAGCCGTGCGCCCTCTCTGCGTGACGGCTCAGACCGCCACCTCCAGATCAGCCAGGATTTCCAGCACCTGGGGTTTGATGATCTCAGGCACCTGGTCAATGGTCTTGCGACCCTTGACAATCAGAGTTGCGTAAACAACGGCCATCTCATTCGCCTCCTTTCCAAGCAGAATTTTAAGGGCCCACGCCCTGAGCTTACGCATCGGTGTGCCGCTCCGCCAAAATGGCCTCGACCTCCGGGCGGAGGCTGGCGGGCACATTGTCGATGGTTTTGAGCCCCTTTTCGATGAGATCAGCGTACACCTTAGCCATTATGCGTCACCTCCCAGCAGGAGCTCATATACATCACAGAGGGCAAGCTGCGTGTCCGTCAACTGCTCCTCGGTAGCCAGGAGCCTATCGTGCAAAGCGGCGTTTTCCTCCGCCTGCACCAAGATGTACTCGTTCTTGGTGTACTGGACCATGTTAAACTCATAGCCCACAAATTCTGCGTCGGTGCCCTCGTTTTCAATGATGGGGGTGATGTCGGTGTGCTTCCACACACTCAGCTCATCCGTCACCAGAGGCTGGGGGCAGACCGTGCTCCTGACGCGTCCATGGTCAATCATTTTACAATACCTGCCTTTCCTTTTCGGTGTTGGTTATGTGGGGATGTATACCAAGCGGCATCCCGTGCCACGGCTTTCGGCCGCGGCAGGGTTGAGCACATTCCATAAAAACGGTCCCGCAGAGGTGCCGCTGCCCCAGAGGCCCCCCAGCTGAGGAGCCGTTACTTTCCCCCATGCTACATCACTGGCGTGGGTGAATTGGTCACCGACAGGGGCAACGCTGTTGCCAGTCACCTCAGTGGGTGCAAAAATCCAGTCAAAGGCCGCGTTATAGCCGAAAGCGGAAATATAGCCTTTTTCTTCAGCTAAAATGATGCCGGTATCCGTGTAGTGGTCATCAATTTTGTTGTCGGCGAAATCGTGGTCGGCAACATACAGCTTGGGGGTGCCGTCGGAGAGGACGTTGACACTCATACCGTCCACCCAGTAGAAAATGTTGCCCCAGATGTTCTCCTCGCCGCGGTAGCTGATAAACTGGACACCTTTGGCGTTGAGCGCGCTCCCGGTAGCATTGCCCAACGTGGCGGTCACACCCGTTGGCTCTGACGCATTAACACCCGACGCCACATTTTTCATATTGACAGCGCCGGAGCCGACGGCTGTCTGCATGTTCAAAGTGGCATACTCAATGAGCATGAGAAGCTGGGTGGCGGAAACGGTGGCGCAGTATGCCTGTTCCCAGCCAGTGCCACGGTTGTGCGCCAGCTCTCTGGCATTTGTACGGGTCAACTGTTGGCCGACGCCTGAGATGGGCTTGGCACCGGCGATGCTGCTCAGCATGTCGGTGGCGAAGTCCGCCACCTGCGCATCATCCAGGATGTGGGTCTCCTCAGAAACGTCGTACAGGGACGCTTCATAGGCCGACAGATAAATCCGATCTTTTACCACTCCGTTTGAGATAAACGCGGGGTGCACTTTGTATCCGACCTTGATGTAATCGGAGATAGAGTAACGGGCCCTGCGTAGGTGGTAACCGTTACCGTCCTCAGTTTTCTCAAGAGATACAGGGGCAACGCAGTAGTAAAAAAGGGGTTGTTCTACCATAACCTGGACGGGGGTGCCCTTTGGGTAACCACCGACGGATTGATCGAGTTTGCCGGTCTCGACATACCCCTCCTCACCGTAATAGGCCAGCACCGTGCCATCATCCGTGACAATGCAGCGGCGGCGGCCTCCAAACGCATTGACGGTGTTGAAATCTGTGCCCGGGAGTTTGTTGGTGGCACCGCCAAAGCGGGTAAACGTCTTGTTTACAAAATCGACCTCCACACCGTATGCGTCATCTTCTGCGTAGCCTACGAAGCTCTGGAGCGCCGTAATTTTATCTTGCAGATCGTTGATATGGCCGATGGTAGCCACGGTGCCGTCAGACACCTCCATAGTGATACTGTCGGCGTTAGACACGCTGGTGATGAAAGTGATGTAGATGCCGGAAACAGTCACGCCGTTATAGGCGGGAACATAGCCCGCCACATCAGCGCCAGCCACACCGTAAAGGATGTCTTTGCCCTGCTCCGGGTCAAAGGCATACAGGCCGATGGATTTGAGGTCGTAGCTCTCACGGATGGCAATGTTATTTGCCACCGCCCGAATTTCAACCGCTGTGCTGCTTTGCCGTGTGACAATGGGATTGCCGAGGGTCTGTTTTATGCCAACAAGATCGGACAAACGGGGGATGCTCAGGTCCGCGTAGCCATGAGAGCTCAGAACTACGCGAGTAAATCTAAATCCGGATTTTCCTGCGATAACCTTAGAGATCAGCGCGCGGCCATTATTAGTCAGGACCATTTTTCTAAACTGTGCCAT